AGTAAGGACGACGTTTGATCTTTAACTTTCATCTGTTAAGTAATCCGCGTCGGATTTCAAAGCGGGCCGCTTGTCAGTCTCAGGAGCCAGCGTGGGCTTGCCCTCGGGCCGCGTAATGAGGCCTTGGAGCGTCTGCCACTTGCGCTCTCCGATCACGCCTTGCTTGAAGAGCTTCTCGGCCTGCGAGGGACTGATGACTTCAGGTGTCTTGTAGTATTCGGACATCTTGAGTTTTGCCTTCTTGAGTTCGTCGAGAGCCTGCGCAGAATCCGTCCACTTGCGGTTGCCGGGTCTTCCCGATACCAGCTTGAAGCCGGGCACGGACTGACCGTTGGAGAGAAGGTCGAATACTTTCTTTTCCACTGCGTCGAAGTACGCTTCCGCTACAGGCTTGAAATCCAAAAGGCGGGAGAGCTTCTCGGGAGAGTCGGGCACCGTTAAAACACGCGGCAGATCGAGTTCGGTAGAGACTTCGCGGGTCATCGCGGGACACGCGGCTTTAGCCTTGCAGAAGCGGCACCCTGCCTTGGTCACAGCGAAGTCTTCTAAGCTGTACTTGCCCGTCTCGCAGATCGTGATGACGCGCTCCGCCTGCGGCTGGACGATCTCGTCGAACCAAGAGCAGAGCTCTTCAACAGAGGTCTTCCACGAGTTGGTGTTGTCCGCTCTCGGCTGCACGATATGAAGCTCAATGTTCTTGACCGGAAGATCAATATGACTCATGTAGGCCATGTAGCCATAGAGCGAAAGCTGAGGGTTGTTCTCTGCAGAAACGGGAACGCCTTGGCCGTGCTTGTAGTCAAAGACATGGAGGGTGTCTCCGACAAGCATTAAGCAGTCGGCGGTACCGCTCATAGAGCCGTTCGGAATCTCAACCGAATTAACTCGTGTCTCGAAAGCCACGTAATCAGGGAATCCACCGCAGACCTTATCCAGCTCTTTAATCCAAACACGGGCGCAGTTGATAACCTCGTCAGCCCATGCGTCGGTGATTGTGAATTTCCCCTGCGGGTCGAGGGCTTTCATGTCGGAGATTTTGACTGCAAGCGCGGTCTTGATGGAATCCCACTCGAAGCCGTTGAAATATTCCTTGCCCGCTAATTCCATCAGGGTATGAGCGGCGGTGCCTTCGTCTGCATAGACCGAGCCTTCGTCCGGAATGTCCTTATTTAAAAAGACAGAGGCGGGGCAATTAATCCAACGCTCGGCAGCCGAAGGGGATAGAAGTGCATGAGCGGCCATGATTAGACTCCAAAGGTTTCTTTGAAGGTGCGAACCCATTCGCCGTGCTTTTCACGCGGAATGGCACCTACGGTGCGCACACCGAATTTTTCGATAGTGAAGTTGCGCACGGCCTCGGGCTGCGCACCTTTAAGGACTGCATCGCGGCAGAGGAGGCGGCGTTCTTTATCAAGGTCCGCGTCGGACTTGTCGGCATAATTTTCCTGAGAGGCCGAGTTCAGCTTGTCGTCCGATTTCGGTTTTTCAATCCATCCCTGCGCTTTCGGGACGGTTTGCTCAGCCGATTTTGAGGCGGGGGGCGTAGCTTTCGGAGCGGCCTTCTTTACGGGCTTTTCACCATCAGCGGCGGCCGCGGGGGTCACCTCTTTTTCAGGGGTCGGAGCGGTCTTTTGGGCGGGTTCGGTCTGTACTGCGATAGGCTCATTAGACCCCGTAACGGGCGTATGAGTGACTTTCGGGGCGCCTGTAGTGTCCTTTAGCGGGGCGGGTTCCGCGGCCGTTGTAGGCTTGTTTTTATCAAACTTAACGGAGGATACATCTATATACCCCTTAGAGTTGCGTAAGTCCTCCTCTCCATAGTCGATGTAATGCTTAGCTATGTATTCATGAATGGCCTTTTTTATCCCTACCGTTAATTGCGCTATTTCAATACCCGCGCCGGTTTTGGCTGCTTTCGTGCCTATTACGTATTTATCTATTTCGTTGATTTCGTTGTATGCGTTAATTAAACGTCCTAATACACGTTGCATAAAAATCACTCCTTTAGTTAGTGGTGAGAGAAAAATCGGGGATGGAAGCGGGCGCGTCATATCGCCAACGCGTAACGCCCGCCTTAAGATTTCGATTTAGATCGACTTTCAAGCGTTGTTTGATTGACTCGCGGCCGTTGTCGAGAACGCGGGCGGCGGCTTTTAATGCCAGCCTTAACGAACCGGCCACTAGGCAGCGATAGACGAGCGCGGCGGAAAAATCTGTAATGTCTACAGTCATCGGGCCGCCTTGAAAATCAGAATCAAAATAGATGTATGTAGTTACCGACTCATGGGCGGGCGCGTCGATCACTAGGCGCGCTATGTATTTCGCGGGCGCTGCTGGTATTGTTTCGGGCGCTGCCGTGGCGCGTAATTCAATCCGTGCAAACATTGTTAAAACTCCAAATAAGAAAGGGCGCCACGGTTTTTTGTCCGTAGCGCCCTTGTTTCTGTTTCCCGGTCGTAGGAAATAAATTGTTAGTCAGTCGTCGAAGGCCGCGATAATCTCGCGCCGTTTGGCGTTAGGCCGTAGCGCTCGTATTTCAATCGGCGCGGCTGAGTCCGTTGTGTTTATTCGAGTCCATTTAATCAGCTTGCCACCCGTATCAAAAATTTCATAACGGTAGATACCGACTTGAAAGTCATCTAATAACATTCTGTAGCCTCCTAATATTCGAGGTCGATACGCACCGGAGCGCCGTTTAAAAACCCAATCCGGAAATAGTTGGAGCGGCGGGCCTCCACGAACTCAGCACATAATTTTTTCAGTGTGAGCATGATTGAGATATCAGTCTCGGAGCGTCCCTTTAACAGTGGGTTATTATTGCGGGCGGTCTTTACAGTGACGGCGCGTGGACGATAGACAATGAGCGGGCGCCCTGTAGTTTTTCCCGCGGAATTGAGGCGGCGGATGGTAACCTTACGCATGATTAGGCCTCCTCTTTTTCGCGGCGTGTCATGTAATCGGATATGGAGTAATTCCCGGCAGCCCAATCCCAGTAATCACCCTCTACAGTGTCGTACCAGTTATCACAATCAGAAGTAAGGGCGCTGCTCACAGCCTCCAATACCTGAGATAACTGGACGTTATCCCACGTATCGAAGTCTCTCCGGTCGGTGAGGTTATTGGAATAGAAGGGAATAAATCCGTCATAGGGTTCAAGAGTTTTACGGACGTATTCACGGAAGTAGCCGGGGCGCTCAGCTTCAAGCCAAGTTAGGAGCTTACAGACATCGTCCCTCGAGATGTCGCAATAGATTCGATCAGTTTCATAGTTATAAAACCGAGGACGATACAGCTCAGCAAACTTCAACGAAATAGCAACGCCTGTATTCTTGAGAATCCATTTAGGAAAGTGCTCAGCAAAGCCCTTAGCAGTGTCTAAACAAAGGGCGGAATAGTCGACTCCAAAATCATCATCCGTAAGGTTTAAGCCCTCGTTCTCGTTAATCCTTTCGATTTCACGAGCAACATCACCCTCCAGTTCCTCCATTAAAACACTTTCATAGAAACCGGAGAAGGGGATATAAACACGTGCGACACTGGCAGCAGTCTTATTTAATTTCGTCATTTTGATATACCTCTAATTCGATTGTTTCGGAGGCGCCCGGCGGGGCGCCGGTTGATTTACTTGGATAGGTTGTAGGGCGCCTCGGGGTAAAAAACGGTTGTAAATGGCCTAGGTAATCGAATCTTATCTATATCGATTTCATCGCCGGTTCCGTTCACAATTTGGAGCCGTTCGCCCGCGGCATTGGTGAGATAAAACCATCCGCCGTATTTTTTGTAAGGGCCGCTAATAGCCTGAGCAGCACGATACGCAGGGCCATACATAAAACTAAATGCGTTTTCCATCGCTTCAGCCAGCGGGCGGCTATATTCAAGGCGCCACGGGTCATATATAACGCTCTCTTCATAATGGAGAGTAATGCCGCCCTCTAAATGACTTTCGTTTACGCCCGAAAAATACAAGCGTCCAACGTCGGAATCAGTAAGCTCGGCGCTAATAGCGTGGGATGTACAGGTACCCAGCAGGGCCCGAACTGCTGCCAATTTGATTGTTTCGTATGCCATGATTACCGCTCCTTAGATGCTCAATTCACCAAAGAAATACAGTTGATTGATTATTTCGAGGTCCTCGCCCGTGATCTCGCGGGTAGCGCTGCCGCCCGTCGTGCGACCGGTAGCGGTGATATAGGCGCCTGCACTATCCAGCCAGTGGAAATAAAGAGTAGGGCCGCCACACTCGATAAAGACATAAGCACCGGCGGCCGCGCCGTCCTCGTCAAAGTATTTTTTGATGTCAAGGGCCTCAGTCATTGATTCCGATTCACTTTTAATGGCGTCCTCTAAACAGTCAAAAGAGACATCACCCAAAGTGAGGGCGGCCGCTTCTTCGGGGTCATCGGCATAGGTGTCCAAAGCGTCATTAAGATCATCAATCGCGGCGGCGATTAAATCCCCGCGAGCGTGCTCAGAAAAGAATTGTTCAATGTCTTTAACCGCGTCGAGTTCAACCGAATCAAGCTCGGCGGATTCGGTAAGGTACGCAACAAAGGAGCGGGCGGCGGTGCTGCTATCGGTTGTAATACCGTAGGCGGCGCGAATATCAGCCAAGAAAGAATTTATTTCGTCGTCCGGTGTGTTTCTTTCAGCCGTGGAAACAGTGAGCGGGGCCGGTGCAAGTCTTTCCCCATAGCGAATCGCGCTAAGAATTGAAAGAACACGAGCAGCAGGGAGTGCGGAAATCTTTAAAAGTGCTGTCATTTTATTTGCCTCAGTTAATTAGAAAGTCTGAAGGAGAATGCTTTTAAGTTCGGGATCAACGATCTTTTGCTTAATGAAATCAAGGGCGGCGCCCATGTCATAAAAGAATGAACCGGTACAATTTGCGGATTTCATGTAATCGACGTAATCGGCGCGGCTGCTGATGATCATTTTGTCGGAGGCGATACCGGCGGGGCCTTCGGGCAGGTTAGCGATCAATTGATCTTCATTGTTTTCAAACAAGTGAGCGCCTGTAAATTCACACATTGTTTCGCGTCTAACACACTTCACTGCGGCGCCTTGTTTCCAATAAACGGCGTAACCGAGTTTTTCATTGTGCTTCTTTATTAAAGCGGAGCGATTTAGCTTTTGTACTGTCATTTTTTTATTTACCTCTTAAGTTAATCAATATTTAATTAAGTTTCGATGGTTGAATTATGAAACTTTTAATTAAGTTTTGCAAGTGAGAAATTTACTAAAATGCAAAAATTTTACGAAAGTTAGGGAAAATACCTATAAAACTCCGGCCGCTTCGCCCTTTATATAGGCACGTTTTTATGTCTCGATTAGTAGCGCCGTTACGTTGTAACCGTTTAGGAGAATGAGACATCATGACGCAGCCCATTTTTAATGTCTCAGTTGGAAATATCGGAGCGAAATTACAAGCCGTAATCTAATTACAAAATAAGGTGCATTTTTCGGGGTGATGGTGACGTTTTTTCCTTACCCTTTAGAAAATAATTAAGAAAGATAAATATATAAAGAATAGGGGAAAAACGTCACCATCACCCCGATTTAATCACCACGGCAAAAGCCAGCGATTCGGCGGCGTCAAACCTTAAAAATGGAAAGGGCGGCCGATAGCTATGGGGGCGACCGGATTGTATGCAGCCAATGAAGAGGCGCGGGCGGCGCGGGCGTATCGGAGCGAAACACCGGCGCGGCGCGCCTCTTTTATGACCTTTTGGCAAGACCACGCGAGGAATAACCCCATTGAGATCGCGCGCGTGTCGGGCGCCTTGCTACGTACTTAACATAATACCCGTTATGTTGAATATCTCTCTAAATAGTCATACTATACATATTTTTACCCACCTATTTCCCCGGGAGTTTGCCGCGCCGACCCCCACCCCCTGAGCCGGCCGCGCGACGCCGCCTCTTAGCCCTCCGAGAAATTTTTGGCGCTCCCAAACCGTTTCAACCTAGGAGGGGTGATGGTGTTCACGATTAGTAAATTTTTCCATATTGTGAAAAACCGTTTTACAATAACTACATAACACTATGAAATCCCAAGAGAAAATGAAAATTTACGTCGATATTGCCTACAACGACAGAGGGCGGCGAATCGGCAGCGGGCACCCTCGCGCAAAGTTCACTGACGCCGATGTCGAACACGTGCTTATGCTCCGAACCACGGGCATGACAGCCCGCGAGATCGCAGACAAAATGGAAATGTCAGAGTCCACGGTGCGCTCCTACATCCGCGGTGTAAGGAGAAGCCAGCCTCCCATGTCTTGGAAAAGGAAGGAGATCGAATGCGGGAAGTAAAAACGAAGACCGGCGCCAGCGTCAAAGAGTGGAAGCCGCCGACAACCCAAGAGAAAGCCGCGCAGAATGTCTGCCGCTCCAAGAAACCGGATAAGTCGCTCCGCAATCGCGAAGGAAGAGTAGCGCTCCGAGAGATGGTAATGCCCGAGCTGGGATTGGTGCCGCGTGATATCCCGCCCGCAGAAGACGGGGACGTTTTATGCGAGGCTCGCATACAGCACCTCTGCGATTTTTTGTCCTCGGGCGGCGTGCTTCAGAGGTGGCTCGACGCCGCAGGCGTGACGAGGAGTCAGTACACCTATCGAAAAAATCGTCAGGAAGGCCTCAAAATGCGCCTAGAAGAGGCGATGTACATTGGGTGCGATGCCCTAGCCGACCGAGCGCTGGAAATCGCTCACAAGCCGTTTATAACGGTTGACGAGGTTGTGACGACTTTAGCTGACGGAAGACAGGTCACCGTGACCAAAACCGCCGACAATGTGTTTGCCCGCAAGCTCGCGGTGCAGGCCACGATTGACATCTTGAAAAGAAGGGCGCCCGACCGTTACGGGGACGCCGTGAAAGTGGAAGTCGCAGACTCTCGCGCTCAGGCCATTATTGACGCCCGGCGCCGTCTGCGGGAAGCGAAAGATAAGATCATTGAAGCCGAGGTTGTGGGCTAAGAAAAAAGTTCGTTTTCCTCGCGGCAGGAGGAAATGTATGCCCGCGTTATGCCGACAACGCGGCCGAGGAATTTTTTGATTACGGGGGAAAGCTCGGTCGGAGGGTTGCCGAAAGTAATTCTCAGAGAACCGTCTGGCGCGGTCATCTTCCTGCCGATGATTGCTCTTTCACTACCCCCGACAGGTTTAACCAAGGCCGCTATCAGTGTGCCGTCGTCTAGTCCGTCGGCGTGAGTGTAGAATTTTTTCAGCAAGGGCCGTCCGTCCAACGCCGCGTCAAACTCTTCTTGGGTGAGTTTTGGGGCATTTAAGTCAATAAAAACCCAATCTCCGACTTTGATTTCGGGTTCCATCAGGGCGTGCGTCATTCTTACAACGGCGAAGTTGGAGCCGCCGAAGTTCGGTGGAACGGGTTCTATGAGCAGCTCTCTATCGTGAAAAGGATTGAATCCGTCTTCGACATCAAGTGTGGCAAGTGTCTCCGAGGTTACCTTGTATGCTTCCTGAAGTGGCTCACTTAGAGGAGCTTCGATGTCGTTGCTACTCGTAAAAACGTCGGGTTCGAGATCGGTCCCTTCTAGCATTTCCTGAAGAGGTATCTGCAATGCGTCTGCGATTTTTCTAAGGTTGTCGGGGCGCGGGTCTTTCGTTGTACCTTTTGCAATAGCCATGATTGCAACTTGGCTTAATCCGGTGAGTTTCGCGAGGCGATAGCCGGTCAGGTTTCTTTCCTGCATGAGCTGCGTTAAACGTGTTGAGAACGGAATAACACTTAAAACTTCCACGGCTTTTCTCCCTGTTTTGCTTAGGTATTTATTGATAAAAATTATATCAAGTTTGCATAAACATTAACATCTTATAACTAATTGACTTCAAAACTCTCACAATGATAATATAACTAAAATTTAATTAAGTTAGGAGGAGCCATGAAGCCTTCTGTGAGAGACAATGTTCTTTTTCTAAAGAAAATCGGCGTAACGCCAAAAGCAATTGCCCAGAAGACGGGAGTGTCTTTGCCCACGATCTACAGATACACGGTGGAGGAACCGTCGAAACAGTTTTATGTGATTGAACACGCGATAGAAGTTTTCGCGCAAAGCGAAGCAAAACGTGTGAAAAAAATCATTGAGGACTATGAAGCCTCATTAGGAGAATAAATGAACTACTTTAGAGATCAAGGACCCCTCCTTCTTGTGAACGGTTACCGAATCGTTAAGATCGCAGGAAGAGGAAAGAATCCGATTGAGAACGGCTGGACAAAAAAGATCGTTACCGCCGAGGACTGTGAAAATGACAACGCCGCAGATCGAAGCGTTGGCATAATCTGCGGCGAAGACGTTATTTGCATAGACGCGGACATCAATAACGGTAATGTTGCGAGCGGGATAAAGGAGTTCATTAGACGACAATATCCTGACTGCATTATACCGACTCGCTACGGGAAGCGCCCGAAGTTTGCAATGCTTTTCCGAAACACCCATAACCTCCCGCCGAGCAGAACTCAAATATACGAGAAGCTCGAAGGAGACGATCACGTAACGGCACAAATTGAGTTCAGAGGCAAGAACCAGCAGTTTGTCGCTTACGGCATACATCCGGCCACGGGCAAAGAGTATGAATGGGAAAACGGGTCGCCCGAGTTTCTGTCAGCAGAGGACCTTCCGACTTTAACGCCTGAGATCAGAGACGCAATCGAGCAGAAGCTCGACGAGCTTGTAAAAGCCGAAGGATTTTCTGCGGAACATCCTGCCGAAAGCGGAAAGGCTATCGAAGACACCAAGCTCGAAGAGGAAGACATCGAGCTTTTGAATATGTCCAAGCGCAAGGGTATGTCGATTGAAGACGCAGAGGAAGCGTTGAAAGACTGTACTTTGAGCGTTGATGATTACAACTCTTGGCTTACCGTCGGGCAAGCGCTGCACTTCGAGTTCAACGGGGCCTACGCCGCGTGTGATCTTTGGGACAAGTGGAGCGGGAAGTCGCCGAAGTACGAGGCGGGCAAGACCCGTGAAAAATGGGATACGTTCTCGTCTAACAGGGTCAACTCCGTGACAATGGCAACAGTGCTTGTTCACTGTCCGAACTTTCAGCTCAGCGAGATTGTCGCTACTGACGAGAGCGCAATGACCAACATCGTCATGCGCCGTCTTAAAGGCCTTGTACGCTATGTACCTAAGCAGAACAGATGGGCCTACTTTGATGGCCTGCATTGGTGTGTAGGAACAGAGGGAGGCCCCTCGGCACTGGTCCGACGTATTGTCGAACGAGTGCTTAAGGAACAGCTCGACACTTACAAGGCGGACACCTCACTCGGCAAAGCCGTGAGAGGCTACTCGAAACTGTTCATAGCGAATAAGGCCAACCGTGTGCAGCGGCTTTTTGATAACTTCAAGCTGTACGACGAGATGTATTTGGAAGCGGGCGTTATAGACAGCAATAGCCGCTACTTCGGAGTCGGTAACGGAGATATTGATCTTGTGACGGGAGAACTTCTGCCGCCGTCGCCCGAACGTTTTGTCTCCCGTCATACGCACATTTACTGCATTAAAGACGCTCAATGCCCGCGCTGGAGGCAAACGCTGAAGGAGTGCTTGATAGATGACGACGTAATAGATTATTTTCAAAAGCTCGTCGGGCAGGCAGCACTTGGTATGCCGAATCACGGACTTTTGGTATTCCTTTACGGCGGCGGATGTAACGGTAAGTCAACCATTCTTGAGGTTTTGCGTGTAGTTTTCGGAGACTACCATCGCACGGCAAGTCCCGAGGTTTTTCTTTCGTCCAATAGAACAGGCGGTAATCTTCGCACTGACCTTATCGACCTGAGAGGCGCCCGCATTATTGAGCTTCCCGAGACAGGTCAGGGGAGCCGACTTGACGTTCACCAAATGAAGCGTATCACGGGCGGCGACCAGCTCAGCGCCCGAGTCCCTTATGCCGTGGAGCAGGAAAGATTCTCGCTTGTAGGCGTACCGTTTATTGCCACGAACTACCGTCCCGACATTCGCGAGGCGGATGATGGAACTTGGCGCAGAATTAACTCGATTAAGTTTCGTCGTAACTTTGAAATTGATAAAACGATCAAGAAGGACGAGCACTTGCGTGAGAAGCTCGCTCTTGAGTACGAGGGCATCCTCAATTGGGTGATTGAAGGTGCGCTCAAGGTGCAGAAGGAAGGGCTTAAGAAACCGGAAGAGGTGCGTAAAGATGTCGAAGAGTACAGAAGGGACAATGATCTTGTGGGTAAATTCGTTGACGAATGCTTAGTCTTCGACGAAAAAGGACACATCAACGGGAAGCCGCTTTCCGGTTTGTGGAAAATGTTTTGCGAAGAGAAAGGAGATAACGGCGGACTTAATACGCAGACCAAGTTGATCGACGCAATCGCGCGCAGATATGGCCTTGAAAGCAGAACAGTGAAGGGCTACCCGAGATTGAAGGGTATTAGGGCCAAAAAGGATGACGAACGCATGAACAGCGGCGACGAAGACTGACACTTGAACAACTTCCTATAAACCACAATAGCCTCGGAATTTAACTTACGGGGCTTTTTCGTGTCTGACAAATACCTTGAACAAGAGATCGCTACTCGGCTTGCCGAGTTCTTTGACGACCCGCTAGGGTTCGTGATGTGGGCTTTCTCGTGGGGACAGCTCCCCGAGATGTCGGTCGTGCGTCTGCCCGAGCCTTGGCGCTCTCAGTTTCACTGCGACTTTGGCCCCGACAAGTGGGTGTGCGAGCTATTGGAAGACATCGGCCGCGGCGTCAGAGAACGCGGCTTTGACGGTGTGAACGCCGTCATGCCTCAGCGTATCGCTATCGCTTCAGGCCACGGTATCGGCAAGTCCTGTCTTACCGCGCTTCTTGTGACGTGGCTTATGGCAACCCGCCCGCACTGCAAGGGCATCGTTACCGCCGTGACCGCAAGCCAGCTCACCACCAAGACGTGGGCTGAAATCAACAAGTGGATGAAGCGGTCGGTCGTCGCCGATATGTTCGAGTACACCGCAGACTCCATCCGCGCTAAAGAGGCTCCCGAGACTTGGCGAGTGGACGCGGTGACCTGTAAAGAGGAAAACTCCGAGTCTTTCGCGGGTCAGCACGCCGCATCCTCGTCTCCGTTCTACATCTTCGACGAAGCCTCGGGTATCTCTGAGAAAATCTTCGAGGTTGCCGAAGGCGGTCTAACCGACGGCGAGCCTTTCATGTTCATGTTCGGAAACCCGACACGAGCCTCGGGTACGTTCTATGCCGCTTTTAACGACCGCAAGAAAAGGGCGTCATGGTACACGCGGCACGTGGACTCCCGAGACGTGGCGATTACCAACAAGCGGCAGATCGAAGCGTGGAAGGACGAGTACGGGGAAGACTCCGACTTCTTTAGAGTTCGTGTCCGCGGAGAATTTCCGAACCAAGCAAGCAATCAGTTCATACCTTCCTTCTCGGTTGAAGAGGCTATGAAGCGCGCGCCTACCGATCACCCGACGGTCGCCACCATCGGTGTGGACGTGGCCCGTTACGGCGACGACGACTCCGTAATTTTTTTCCGGTTTGGCAAAAACGCCAAAATGCCCTACCGAGTTTTTCACGGACTCTCTGTTGTAGCACTCGCCCACGAGATCAAGAAGGCTATCGCTTACTGCTACGAACTCGGCTTTAAGCAGGTCTATTGCTTCGTGGACGAGACGGGCGTCGGCGCAGGCGTCGTGGACATCCTTTTGGACGCAGGCTACAAGGAAGTCTATGGCATTAACTTTTCTATGGCCGCGGACGACTCAGATCAGTTCGACCGCAAGAGAGACGAGATATGGGGCCGCGCCCGAGAGTGGCTTAAGAAAGGGTGTCTCGTTGAGGACGAGGACCTGAAGCACGACCTTGTGGCGCCCGAGTATGAAATCCGTCCGTCGGGTGCTATCAAGCTCGAAAGCAAAGAGAGCATGAAAAAGCGCGGTCTTAGTTCCCCTGACATCGCCGACGCTTTCTGTCTCACATTCTCAATGCTGATCGCGGAATATTCGCCCGAAGACTACCAGCGCGCCAACCAGCACGTGGCACAGGCCCGCATGGATTACAACCCCCTCGATTTCCGCTTCTGATACTTGACGAGCTTTCTGCGCCCGATACTACGGCAAAACAACGGAGAACTTTATGCACGTGAAGGTATTGAGCACGCAGGAGGTTATGTCGTACCCGGGCTTTGACGAACTCATTGAGGAGTATTCGCAAGCCTTCGACAACTCTCAGACCGGCGCCGTCAAAGTGGATTGGAAAGCCTACGAGGACTTCGGGGACAACCTGAAGACTGCGGCCGTGATTGCAGAAGGAAAGATCGTCGGCCTTGCCGCCGTCTTGATTCAGCACTCCCGCCACTACGATATGCCCGTGGTCACTATGGAAGCGCTCTACCTTCGCCGCGCTTACCGCAAAGGTACCGCGGGTCTGCGTCTGCTTTGGGCCGCCTCTGACATCGCCCGTGAAGCGGGCGCGAAGGGCTTGGCGCTGTGCGCGCCGCCTGAGAGTGAACTTGAGAGGCTCTGTATCGCCAAAGGCTACGCTGATCTGCGGCACGTCTATTGGGTGCCCGCATGAACGAGTTGTCCTTACCGACCTCAACGGAAGCCGCGATACGGCGCGTCGAGGAGCTAGGCGAAGCGCTCAAACAGAACTTCCCCGAATACGTCTTCCCCGTCGAGCATTCCCTGCACGGCGGGATGTATGCCCGCACCATCCGAATGCCCGCGGGCACGGCAGCAGTGGGAACACTCATTCGCGTGCCGACCCTCCTCATTGTCAGCGGCCACGTGCGTATTAACTCGGGCGACCGCGTGTACGAGCTACAGGGCTACCACGTCTTAGAGGGCGAGATCAATCGCAAGCAAATGGCATGGGCCTTAGAAGACACCGAGATCACCATGATCTTCGCGACTAAGGCAAAAACCGTGGACGAGGCCGAGCGCGAGTTCACCGTCGAATTTGAACAGTTACAGAACCGAAAAAAGGAGATTTCAGCATGAGCGGAGTCGCAGTCGGAGCGGCGGTCGTAAGTACCGCGGCGTCCATTTACAGCAGTAACCGTCAGGCCAAGGCTACGCGTGCCGCGGCCAACGCGCAGGTCGATCAGTCCAACAAGCAGTTGGCTCAGCAGAAGGAGCAGTACAACCGTGCAAATCAGAAGCAGGCTGACATCGGCTCTTTGCTTGAGGCCAACACGGGCTCGGACCTCGGCACCACCATGTTGTCGGGCGCTCAGGGAATTGACCAAAATCAGCTCCGGCTTCAGAAAGGGGGCACCCTTCTCGGAGGCTAATTATGGAACTTAGAGAAAAAGTCCAAAGCCGCTGGGACGCTTTGAAAGAGGAACGCTCCTCTTGGATGTCGCATTGGAAAGACATCAGCGAGGTGCTTCTGCCGAGAGCAGGGCGCTTCCTGCCTACCGAGAACAACCGCGGAGGCAAGGCCGCATTCCGCAAGATTCTCGACAGCACGGGCACCCGCGCACTGCGTACGCTCTCGGGCGGCATGATGTCGGGCATGACAAGTCCCGCCCGCCCGTGGTTCCGTCTTACGACGTTCAATCCTGAGCTTGACGAGAGCTACGAGGTCAAAGTTTGGATGTCGCAGGTCACCTCTCTCATGCAGATGGTCTTCTACAAGTCCAACACCTACCGCGCTCTGCAAATGGCCTATGAGGAGTTGGGCGCCTTCGGCACGTCTGCAACGCTGATCTATGACGACTTCGACCGCGTGATTCACTGTCACCCGCTTACCATCGGTGAGTTCGCTATCGCGACGGACTCCCGAGGCAGAGTCAATACCGTGTACCGCGAGTTCCGTATGACGGTCGCTATGCTCGTGCAGGAGTTCGGCCTTGAGAACGTGAGCCGCACGGTCAAAGACCTGTATGACCGCGGTCAGATGGACGAATGGGTCGAGGTCATCAATGCGATTGAGCCTCGCACGGAACGAGACCCGAGGAAGACGGACGCCAAGAATATGCCGTATCTCTCGGTGTACTTCGAGAAGAGCGGCGACAAGGGCAAGGTCTTACGCGAAACAGGCTTTACCGAGTTTCCCGCTATGTGCGCCCGTTGGTCGGTGACAGGCGGCGACATCTACGGAACCTCTCCCGGCATGGAGGCATTGGGCGACCTTTGTCAGTTGCAGCAGATGCAGTTCCGCAAGTCGCAGGCGATTGACTACAAAGTCCATCCGCCCGTCTTAATTCCGAGCGAAATGAAGAACATGGGTACGCAGTTCCTGCCGGGCGGCGTTATTCCGTATTCCAACGCACAGCAGGCTCAGCAAATCCGCTCTGCCTACATGGTCGATCTCGACTTGAACTCTCTCCTTGTCGATATTCAGGACGTGCGCCAGCGCATTAACGAGGCCTTCTACAGAGACATCTTCATGCTGATGGTCAACTCCACCGACAAGACCATGACGGCGACCGAAGTCACGGAGCGCCACGAGGAAAAGATGCTGCTGATGGGGCCTGTCTTGGAACGCTTGAACGCGGAAATGCTCGATCCCTTAATCAACATCGTGTTCAACAAACTCGTACAGGCAGACCTTCTGCCGCCGCTTCCCGAAGACTTGCAGGGTCAGCAGTTAAACGTCGAGTTTATTTCCATCCTCGCTCAGGCTCAGAAAGCCATTAGCACCAACTCCGTGGACCGTATGTTCTCGGTGCTCGGCAACCTCGCGGGCATGAAGCCTGACATCGTGGATAACGTCGATCTCGACTTTTGGCCGCAGTGGTACGCCGACGCTTTGGGTGTTGACCCGCGCTTCATTGTCTCGGGCAAGAAAGTGGCTGTCATTCGCGAGCAAAGAGCGCAGGCCGATCAGCAGGTTGCCGCTATGGAACAGCTCCAAGGGGCGACTCAGGCCGCCAAGAACATGGGTATATCCATGCAGGGTCAAAGCCCCGAGCAGATCATGCAGGCGTTCACGGGCTACTAACTGATACTTGAAGAGATTTTGATGGTTGACAATTCTGAAAAGTTCGATTGGGACGCGCGGGAGCGCGAACGCGAAGTCCTCGAACGCGAGACCAAACAGGTCTTGCAGGAGAGGAAAAACGATCTCGAAACCGTGTTGTCAACCGAGCAGGGGCGACGCTTCGTTTGGTCCTTGATGAGTGAAAGCGGCGTCTTCTGTTCGACCTACAACCCGAAGGCCGCGGATGTGGCAATTGACATGGCCTTCACGGAAGGACGCAAGCAGTTGGGCTATCGGCTTCTTGAAGAGATTCAGGTGCTTTGCCCGCACAAGTTTTTGTTAATGCAACAGGAGATGATTAAAAAATGGCAGAAGGCTTAGAAGGCGGAGCACCCGCACCGGCACCGACTCCCACACCGGCGCCCGCCCCTACACC